GCACAGCTCGCAAAATGCGTACACTGTCTGCCACCACACTTTTGATTGCAAGCAATATTAGGATTGCATCTAAGTTTAAGAGGACAATTGGCATAATGAATGCACCCGTCACCAACAGCAGCAGCGAGTCCTTGCGGCCTCTGCAGCTCAACTGGAGGGGACATACACCCAGCGAAGTGAACGCAATGTTGCCCGCCACACTCACGATTACAATTCTTCGAACCATCAGTCAGAAGTTTCATCGGACAATCAGGGGCGTGAATGCATCCATGACCAACAGCAGTCGGTCCAAAAAGAAGTCCAGAGATCAAGCCCTGTGACTTCTGCTCCTCACTGGGGGGCTTACATTCAGCCCAATGCACGCAATGTTGCCCTTTACAGGCACAATTGCAAACCTTCGAGCCGTCGGTCTTGAGCTGCTTCGGGCAATCGGGGCCATGAAGGCAGCCGTCGCCGGGTGGCGCTTGCTCAATTCCAAACAATCTCGAAAAGAAACCCTGAGCACGTTGAGCACGACGACCAGTATGTCTGTGCCCTTCCGTGTTGTCAGCCCCGTGAAAAGGATCGATCTCCTCGGACTCATCCGCCCAATTAGCAACGCTATTGTTGGCGAAGAAATCACTCATGGGGACCTGGAAAGCATTCTTGGCCTGAGCCCACTTTCTCTCAACGATTTCAGTATCGCGATCTTCTTCTTCACGAAGTCTATCAAGGTAATCATAAATTTCAACTTTGGCACGCCGCTTACGCTTGCCATGAGGTGGTTGAGCTTCTTGCTCTCCGAACTGCTTCTTCACTTCATGCAGCGGCAATGAAACCGAGATGAGCTTGATCTTATCAGTTTTGCAATCAATCTCAAATTTCATTCCGGCGAAAGTGTAGTGCACTTTCTTCCACTTGGCAATACGATCGGCATCAGTCTCGCCAGCTCCTTGAGGAGCTTGGTCAGTCGAGGCGTTGGGCATGTTCTTCCAAAGGAGAACAGCAGCAGCAGCCGTCAAACCGAGACTGGTGGCCAGAGAAATATACGGATGATCCTTGGCTATACCAAGGGCCGTGTGAACACACTCAGTGACATGCCCTGTGACAACAGAAGTGTCTGGTAATCTGAACCAGCCAGGGGCAATGGCAATGAGACTTTGGACAGCACGGCCTGAATGAACAGTCAATTCATGCACAACTCGAGAGTTGCCAACGGCTTTGGCACAATGCCAAGCATCATGCACCGGAGATCTCTGGGCAACATTGCCGCACGAGCATCTCACGTCATGTTGCACAAAGCTACTTGAAAGTTTCAAAGTTTGCTCTGCAACCTGCATCATCAACTGACAATAATTGATTTTGCTTTGGGCATTCTTGTCTTCCCAATATTTCAACTTGGCCAAATTCAATGCGATCCCAAGCGCACCGTACGCATTGTCAGCATAACGGGCGGAGGAAGGCATGAGAGGCGAAGGATTCACAGGGAAAGCCTCAAGAGCAGCGGCTGAAGCAGCAGCACTGGTCATGGGCGGAACAGAACAGGCGCCAGCATTATTGACTGGTGTCGATTCCTCATCGGATTCAGGCTCATGATAGGCAAGTGATACCAACCAGTTTCGGCGGTCACTGTCATATTTAGCCTGATAACACGCAGGAAACCAAGTGTTCTTGGCAAGAGATTTCGCAAAATCAATTGGATCACCAACAATATGGTGGGGGAAAATGAAGCAATTGTTTGACGCCGCATATTCATTTGCTTTCGCACACACCATAAGATCATTGGGACCAAAAAAGAGTTGGCCAACAACACCGCCACATTCTTCATAACCGCAAGTCAGCGGCGCACTGTTGCGAAGGTGACGCCCAACTGATGTGTTATGCTGACACTTTTGCACTCTAAGATAATAAATCTGAG